TGCGACGACGAGGAGAGGACATTGGCTGAAGTCGCGTTTCTCGGATTGGGCGTCATGGGCTATCCGATGGCCGGCCATCTCAAAGGTCGCGGCGGCCACGACGTCGTCGTCTACAACCGCACCGCGGCGCGGGCCGACATCTGGGTTGCGCAGCACGGCGGCGCGTCCGCCGCCACGCCGCGCGAAGCGGCGCGCGGCCGCGCGGTCGTCTTCGCCTGCGTCGGCAACGACGACGATTTGCGCGCCGTGACGCTCGGCCCCGACGGCGCCTTCGCCGGCATGGCGAAGGGCGCGATCTTCGTCGACCACACCACCGCTTCGGCGAACGTCGCGCGCGAGCTCGCCGCGGAAGCGGCGAAGCGCGGCCTTGGTTTCGTCGACGCGCCGGTCTCCGGCGGTCAGGCCGGCGCCGAGAACGGCGCGCTGACGGTGATGTGCGGCGGCGACGAAGCGACCTTCGCCGAGGTCGAACCCGTGATCGCCGCCTACGCCCGCGCCTGCAAGCTGATGGGGCCGGTCGGTTCCGGCCAGCTCGCCAAGATGGTCAACCAGATTTGCATCGCCGGCGTGGTTCAGGGGCTCGCCGAGGGCCTGCATTTCGCCAAGCGCGCCGGCCTCGACGCCGAACGCGTGATCGACGTCATTTCGAAGGGCGCGGCGCAATCGTGGCAGATGGACAATCGCCACAAGACGATGATCGCCGGCGCCTTCGACTTTGGCTTCGCCGTCGACTGGATGCGCAAAGACCTGGCGATCTGCCTCGACGAAGCGCGCCGCAACGGCGCGCATCTGCCGGTCGCGGCGCTGGTCGATCAGTTCTATTCCGATGTGCAGGCGATGGGCGGCCGCCGCTGGGACACATCGAGCCTAATCGCGCGGCTGGAAAAGTAAGGGAGGGCCGAAGCCCTCCCCTTTTCTTGCGTCACTTCTCTTGCGTCACTTCGGACACGGCGGCTCGCCAGGCTTGCCGCAGGCGGGCGCTTTGCCGCCGGGCGGCGGGCCGACGTGGGGCGGCGGCGCACTCGGGGGCGGCGCCACGTGCGGCGGCGGCGCGGCGGGGGCCGGCGGCGGCGCGACATGAAGCTGCGGTTGCGGCGGCGGCGGGGCGGGGGCCGGCGGCGGGGCGAGCTTGATCTGCGGCGCCATGGTCTTGAGCGGCGCCGGACCCGGCGGCTTAGGCCCGCCGATTTCGCCCGGCGGCGGCCCAACTTTAAGCGACTTCACTTCCGGGTTCGGCGGCGGCGGCGCCAGCGGCGTCTTCAACGGCGCCGAGGTCGACAGCGGCTTCGGACCGCGGGCTCCGCTCGGACCCGGCGACGACGGAGCCGTCAACGGCGTCATGCCCGGCGCCGGCTTCAATCCGCTGGTCCCGCTCGACCCTGGCGACGGCGACGGCGTCGCCGGCGTCACGCCCGGCAGCGGCTTCAACCCGCTGGTCCCGCTCGGCCCCGGCGACGGCGACGGCGACGGCGTCAACGGCGTCACGCCCGGCGCCCGCTTCAATCCGCTCGGCCCTGGCGACGACGGCGCCGTCAATGGCGTTAAGGTCGGCGACGGCGCGCCGGTCGGCGGCGGGTCAGGCGGCGGACCGAGCGGCTTGCCCGGAGTCGAGCCGGCGGCAGGAGTCGACGGCAGCGGCGGCTTCGGCTTGACGCCGCCCGGCAGCGGCGACAACGGCGTCAAGGTCGGCGACGGCGCGCCGGTCGGCGGCGGGCCAGGCGGCAGACCGAGCGGCTTGCCCGGAGTCGAGCCGGCGGCCGGAGTCGACGGCGGCTTCGGCCTGACGCCGCCCGGCAGCGGCGGCGGAGGCGGCGGCGGATTCTGCGCTTGCGGCGGCGGGGGCGGCGGAGCGTCGCGCGGGGCGCGGCCCTCGTGGCGTCCGGCGTCGCGATAGGCGCGCGCGCCGATCAACAGCGGAATAGCGACCACAAGCGCCGGCAACACGCCAACCGCGCTCGGCGGCGCCGGCGGCGGCAGGTCGCGCCAATTGTCGTCTTCGGCCGCGTAGGAGAATTCCGGCGGCGGCGGAGGCGGCGGCGGGCCGTAGTCCGGGCCGTCGAACACATAGACCGGCTGGTCGGCGTAGACGTATTCCTCCTGCGGTGGCGGCGGCAGGTCGGCGTAGTCCTCCGGCGCGAACCCGCTTGGAGGCTGGGCCGCCGCGGCGAGAATCGCCAAGCGCCGTCCGGCGTCGGCGACATGCGGCCCGTGCGGATAGCGGCGCAGATAGGTCCAGTAGGCTTGCGGCGTGTCCTGCGCCACGGCGCGGCGCCAGAACAGAGCCTCGCGCCGGGCGGCGAGAATCGCGCGCACGCGCTTCGCTTCCGGGGCGTTCGGATAGGCGGCGACAAAATCGGCGTAGCCTTGCAGCGTGTCGCGTCCGAGCGCGACCGAATAGGCTTGATCGGCCGGGAAGGCGCGGATCGGCTTGTTCGCCGAGTCGGCGTAGGCGGCGACGGCCGGCGGCGGCGGCGCGTCGGCGGCGCGCTCGAAGACGAAATAGGGCGCGGAAAGCTTGGCCGCGCTCCACGGAACCTGTGCGCCGCCAGTCGCCTGGTTCACCTGGACGCGCGTCTGGGCGAAAACGTCCTCGATCGGCACGCCGCCTTGGCGCATCGCTCCGGCCAGCGTCTTGGCGTAGACGCCATAGGGGCCTTGTTCGTCGCCGCCGATCGCGCCCGGCGCGGCGTTGAAGGCGACGAGTTCGCCGGGATCGGGATCGACCAGCGCTAGGCCGCCGGCGAAAGGTTGACCCTGGCCGGGATAGGGGTTGGCGCGCGCCGCGTCGAGCACGACAATCCGCGCCCGTCCCGGCTCAGAGGCGAGCGCGTGGGCGAAGTCGGCGATGCGAACCGCCTCCATCGGCGTGTCCGAATCGCGGGCGAGCTGAGCGTCGACGGGAACGAAGAAATTATCGCCCTCGTATTGCACGCCGCGGCCGGCGAGATAGACGAAGGCTTGCATGTCCGGGCCGATCGTCGCCGCCTTGGCGAGAAAGTCGCGCATCGCCGCGCGCACGGAATTTTGGTCGAGATCGCGCGCGCCGACGACGTCGAACCCGGCCGCCTGCAGGGTCTGGGCGATCAGCGCCGCGTCGTTGACCGGCGTGGCGATCGTCTGGTCGCCGTAGGTCGATTCGCCGATCACCAGAGCGATGCGGGGATTGGGCGGCGCAGCGCCTTGCGCGAATGTCACGGCAGGCGTCGCCCCCGCCAAGACAATCGCGGCGAACAGCGCGAGCGGCAAGCGTGCCATCATGTGCTCTCCCCATCGCGGCCGATTGTGCGCCGCGAGACCGTGCTAATGAGGCTTTACGTCTGAACGACGTCTGAATAGGGGCGCCGTTGCGGCGGACCGACGCAGGTGTGCCGCGCAAGATCAAATGACATAGGCGGGATTGAGCGGGATTTGGCGGGCGGCCGCGGGCCTGAGGGCTGAAAACGTGGGCCTCTGCGGGCGTCGGCGGGAGCCGGCATAGCTCGGAGGGCGCGCAAGATCAAATGGCGCAAAGCGGGAGGCGGCGGCCGAGCGGCGGTAATCTAAGCTGTTGAAACTGCGCGGGCGGCGTTTTGGCGGCGAGGTCGAACCGGAAACCGGCCGCAAGGGCGGTGGGACGCGGAGAAACCGCGAAAAGGACCGGAAAACCGGGCGAAAACGCGAATATCGGCCGAAAAGAAGATTGTGGCGAACCGGAAAGCGAAAGCGGCCTAAAAGGCGTCTTTTCGGGGTCTCAAACCGGCGGCGCGCCAGGCGCGGACGCCTCGCTAGGCAAACGACGCCGCTTCGAAATCGAGAGTCAACGCGGGGTCGGCGACGGCGGCGGGGGCAGGCGGTCGCGGATCTCGCGAAGCAGGTCCCGCACGCCCTTCATCCAGCCAAAGATCAAGACGAGAATGCCGACCGCAATCACACCCTCGAAAAGGGTCCAAACGGCCGACTCCCCGCCGACCGCGCCGGTCGCGACGATGACAAAGAGGACGAAATACGAAAGCGCCGCGAAACCGAGCAGGCCGATCGCCAGACGGCCGAGAGCGTACCAATTTATAGCCCGTTCAACGGGCGCGCTCGAAGACATGGAAGGACCCTCACAACCGGTTGTCCCACCATATCACCTTGCCGATGATGGCCAAAGCGCCGTCGCGGCCGGGTTTGACGATCTCGATCGGGTAGCCGGCGTGATTGTCGGAAAGGATGGCGACGAAGCCCTCGCCGATGTCGCGCAGGCGCTTCAGACGCAGGTCGCGGCCCTGAATAAAGATGAAGATGTCGTCGAGCTTTTGCCTCTCGCGCGGCCCTTTGCGCGGAGGCGATCGGAACGGCCGTAGCTGCTTTTGACGCTCGTCGACGATCAGGATCGCGCCGTCCTGAATAGTGGGCGTCATCGAGTCGCCGGACGCCCGCAGACATGAGAGTTGAGCGTCGGGCGACGCGATCTTGCGAAGGAACTCGGCGGGGAACGGGAGTTCGCTGACGGCGCGGACGACGTCGGCGGCGCGCCCGGCGCCGGCCGCCGCCTGGACGTCGAGAACGGGGATTGTGACGACGTCGACGGCCGGCTCCGGGACGTTTGGCGGCAAGAAGAAATCGAGCGGCTTGTCGGACGCTTTGGCGAGCGCGACCAGCTCGGCGAAGTCCGGCCAGGTCTTTCCGTCGATCCAGCTTTGCAGCGTCCGATAGCTGACGCCCGGATGGCCTTCGGCGAAGCGCATGGCGTTGCGCCTTCCGCCGATCGCTTCGGCGATGCGCTCCCGCAGACGGTCGAGCAAGTCATCCGGCATGACGGCGCCGCACGGAAAATTTCTGCGACCAAAAGCCAAGGACTCTTGACGCGGGTAGAAGAATTCTTCTACTTTGGCGTCTGCGCCGCCATCGAGTCGAAACTTTCTTCGGGCGCGTCGAAACATGGGCCAAAATGCCTCGACCACGGACACTTACGGGCGGGTGGCACCCCGCCGACATCGTCGCAGCGGTGCGAAAGAAGGGGTCGTCGCTGGTCAGGATCGCCGGCGATCTCGGTCTCACCAGCTCGGCCGGCTCGCGGGCGCTGATCATTCCCCACACGCGCGTCAACCTGGCGATCGCCGCCGTGATCGGCGTCGCCCCGCACCTGCTCTGGCCACAATGGTTCGACGCCGACGGTCGCCGCATCCGCGCGCGTTCTCCTCGCCCGCGCATCTCTTCCACGACTCGCGTTTCAGAGTCGATCCCCACCGCGTCCGCCCCCTCGAAATCCGCGGCCTGAGAAATGCCAGAGACTATCCGAATTGACGCCATCGACGCTAGCGGCCGGTTGCGGCCGGTCGAGCCCGACCACGTCGCCCTGATTGCCGCCTCGATCGAAGAGCGCGGCCTCAAAGAACCGCTCGTCGTGCGCCCGGCCGGCGACGGCTATAAGCTGACGATCGGCGCGCATCGGCTCGCCGCGGTCAAGGCGCTCGGCTGGACCGAACTTGTCGTCGGCGACCAGGTCATCATCCGCGACGAGGCGGAGACCGACGCCAAAATCTCCGAGATCGACGAGAACCTGGCGCGCCACGAACTCAACGCGCTCGACCGCGCGGTGTTCCTTGCTGAGCGCCGCCGGCTCTACGAGGAGGCGCGCCGCGTGGCCTCGAAAGGCGGCGACCGGAAGTCCGAGCAGTTCAAAGCGCAATCGTTGCGAATGGATTTTTCGCCCCGATTTACCGAGGACGTCGCCGAGCGCGTCGGCCTGTCGGAGCGCACGGTTCAGCTCGCGCTGCGCATCGCCTCCGGCCTCGACCGCGAGGCGATGCAGACGCTGCGCGGCACGCGGATCGAGCGCAACCAACAGGAGCTGCTGGCGCTCGTCGAGTTGTCGGCGCCGCAACAGGTCAAGGCCGCCAAGGCGATCGCCGAGGGCGGGGCGAAGTCGGTGCGCGAGGCGCGCGTCGCGATCGGCCTCGACAAGGAAGTGGCCAACGATCCGCAGGGCCGCGCCTACGCCGCGCTGCTGGCCAATTGGGAGAAGGCCGACGCCAAGACCCGCCGGGCGTTCCTCAAGGCGATCGACGCGCAGATCGTCAAGCCGGCGAAGGGGTGACGGCCATGCGCGCCCCTGAGACCTATTCGAACCAAGACGTCGTTTACGCCGCCGCTCAGATCATGGAGCGCATCGTCCGCGCGCAGATCAAGGTCGTCACGCGCAAGATGTCCGCCGCGGAACGCGCCCGCTTTCTCGCCGATCTCAAGTCGGCGCTGCGGGTCATTCGCACGATCAAGAGCGTGTCGAAAGAGATCGTCGACGAACGCCCGGCCGCTGCGCCGGAGGCCGCCGTCTGATGCGCGACTGGCTCTCGCCTCAGGAACTCGCCGACCTCGCTTTGCCGGGCCTGCCCGACACCAAGCAAGGCTGGAACGAGCTGATCGACCGCGAGGGCTGGCTGCAGCGCAAAGGTAAGGTGAGGCCGCGCCGCGGCAAAGGCGGCGGCTTCGAATATCACGTCGATCTGCTGCCGCCGGCGGCGCTGGCGATTTACGCGGCGCGGGCGATCGGCGCGGTCGAGATCGCGCGCGACGACCTCGCCGCCGCCGCAGCCGACCCGCAGGCGGCGCAGCTCACGTTGCCGGCGCTGGAGTCGCGCGACGCGCGCCTGGCGTTGATCGCGGCGGCCGACCGCTTCGCCCGCAACGCCTCGCTGTCGCGCCGCACCGCCGACACCGCCTTCTGCGCGCTCTACGGGCTCGACAAACTCGACATCGCGCCGTGGATCAAGGCCGCCGTGCGCCGTCTTTCGCCGCGCACCCTCGCCCGCTGGCGCGAGCAGACGAAGCATGGCTCATCCGCGCGGCTCGGCGTCGATCGCGGCGCGGCGCGGCGCGGCAAGGGGCTGCTGGCGACCGCCGAAGGCGGCGAGGTCAAGCGCTACATACTCGCGCTGGTTGCGCATCAGCCGCACCTTTCCGCAGATCACGTGCGCGAGTGCGTCGCCGCCAAATTCCCACAGCTTTCGCCGCCGCCGGTGCGGACCTTTCAACATGTTTTGAGGGACCTCAAACGGACCGAAGGCGCGCTGCTGGCCAAGATCACCAATCCCGACGCCTTCAAGTCGCGCTTCCGCCTCTCCGGCACGAAATCGCACCCGGTTTCGCGCCTCAACGAGCTCTGGCAGATCGACGCTTCGCCCGCCGACGCGCTGTGCGTCGACGGCCGCCATTCGCTCTACGTCTGCATCGACATTTTCTCGCGACGGATCGCCATCCAGGTCACGCGCACGCCGCGGGCCGAGAGCGTCGCGCTGCTGATGCGCCGCGCCATCCTCGCCTGGGGCGTACCGGAGCGGGTCAAGACCGACAACGGCTCGGATTTCAGGGCCAAGGCGACGCAACGGCTGTTCGCCTCGCTGCAGATCGAGACCGAAGCCTCGACGCCGTTCTCGCCGGAGCAAAAAGGCCACGTCGAGCGCTCGATCGGCACGCTGCAGCGCGATCTCATGCCGTTGCTGCCCGGCTTCATCGGCCACAGCGTCAAAGACCGCAAAGTCATCGAAGAGCGCAAGGCGTTCTCGGCGCGGCTCGGCGAGAGCGACGCCGAAGCGTTCTGCGTCGAGTTGAAGGCCGCCGAGCTGCAGCGGCTGTGCAACGAATGGGCGGAGAACCGCTACGCCCATCGCCCGCACGAGGGGCTTGCCGGCGCAACGCCGTTCGCGACAGCCGCCGCTTATCCAGGAAAGCTGAAGCGCATCGACGACGTGCGCGCGCTCGACCTGTTGCTCGCGCCGATCGCCGGCAAGGACGGGTTGCGCACGGTCGGCAAGACCGGCCTGCGCATCGATCATTCGCACTACATCTTCGCCGGGAAGATGCCTGGCGCGCCGGTGTTCGTGCGCATGGACCCGGCCGACATGGGCCGCGCCTTCGTCTTCGAGCCCGACGGCGAAACCTATCTCGGCGAGGCGGTCTGTCCCGAACTCGCCGGCGTCGATCCGGCCGAAGCGGTGGCGCGGGCGCGCGCCGAGCAAAAGAAGCTGCTCGAAGCCGGCGCCAAGGAACTGCGCGCCGACATGCGCAAGATCAAGCCGCGCGACCTGGCGCAGGCGGTGCTCGGCCGCGCCGAGGAAAACGCGGCCAAGATCGTCGCCTTCCCGCGCGGCCACGACGTCTACGCGACGCCGGCGCTCGACGCCGCCGGCGAAGCGCTGCGGTTGCCGCCGCCGGCCCCGGAGCTGCCGTCGGCCGGCGAAGCGCGCGCGCTGATGGCGCAATACGAGCGGCGACACGACGCCAATGTCGCCAAGGTCGAGCGCGAACTCGCCGGTGCGCAGGCCGACTCAGCCGGCGACGTCGTCGCGCTGCGAGCGCGCGCGACGTTGCCGCAGCGCATGGCGTTGTTTCGCGAACTCGACGCGCTCGATCGCAACGGCGTCGCTCTCGCGCCGAGCGACATGAGCTGGCGCGACGCTTTCCGCCGCGCGCCCGAATTCATCGGCGCGATGACGACGCCGTCCGAGCGCTACCGCCACGTCCAGTTCCTGCTGGCGATCCAGGCGACCCATGAGGCGCTGCATCCTTACGAGGACCGCTGGCTCTCTCACTACGCCAAGGGCGGCGAATACGAGACGACGGCCGGTCTGGTCGCAGATTTTGGCGAGGCGGCGCTCAGGTAATCGCGTGCGCTCTTCCCGCAAAACCCCGGCGCAGCGTGGCGTCACGCGCCGGGGAGTCCCCGAAAGCGTTGGTCAAAAAAAGGGCCGCCCGAAGGCGGCCGAGAAATTTCGAAGGTGGAAAGCATGACAGACAACGCTCAAATCGTCAAACCGGGCTCGCTGGCGCCGTTGAAGAACGTCGCCGGCTTCATGGCGCTGGTGACGAAACTGCAGCGGCGCGGGCCGCATCTGCCGAACCTCGGCGTGATGTACGGCCATTCGGGGCTGGGCAAGTCCTACGCGTCGATCTACGCCCAGAACAAGACGCGCGCGGTGCGGGTCGAGGTCGGCGAAAGCTGGAACCGCAAGACCTTCGTTCGCGCCATCCTGCTCGAATGCGGCGTCACCGACCCGAAGGGCGCGACCGCCGACCTGGCCGCGCAAGCGATCAGCCTGCTCGGCGACGAACCGGCGCGGCCGCTGATCATCGACGAGGCCGACAAGCTGGTCGACAAGAAGCTGATCGAGACCGTGCGCGAGATCTCGGAAGCGAGCCAGGTGCCGGTGCTGCTGATCGGCGAGGAGCTGTTGCCGCAGAAGCTGGCGCGGGTCGAGCGCGTCCACAACCGGGTGCTCGACTGGTACGGCGCCGAGCCGTGCGACCTCGACGACTGCAAGCTGCTGGCGCGCATCTTCCTCAACGGCGTCAAGATCAGCGACGATCTGCTGGAGATCGTGCGGGTCAAGGGCGAGGGTCGGGCGCGCCGCATCGTCGTCACGCTTTCCGGCATGGCCGACTGGGCGCGCAATTCCGGCGCGCGCGAGATCGACGCCAAGACCTATTCCGGCGCCGTGTTCACCGGCGAAGCGCCACGCGCCCGCTCGGGCAAGCTGATGCAGGCCGGGAGGTTTGCATGAGCCCTCTCATCTTCAGGCTCGATCTGCCGCGCGGGCCAGATCACTACTGGAAAGCCGCCTGCGACTTCGGCCCGAAAGGCTTCACCGTCGGCGAACTCTTCTGGGCGACCAACGCCAAGACGCGCGGCGTCCTCAGCGAGTGGATCAAAGCGATGGTCGCGCGCGGCCTGATCGCGTTGATCGAGAAGCGCGACGTCAAGCCGCGCGGCCAGTTCGTCTACGCCGTGGTGCGGCCGACGACGCGGGCGCCGATCGACCCCGACATCAAGCACGGCCGCGTCGCGCGTCATTTGTGGACGGCGATGCGCAACCTGCCGATGTTCACGGTCGGCGAACTCGCCGCCGCGGCTTCGACCGACGAGGTCATCATCTCGCACAAGAGCGCTTCCGACTACGTGCGCAAACTTGAACTCGCCGGGATGCTGGTGGTGGTGCGCGAGGCGAAACGCAAGAGCCTCAACTCCGGCGTCTACCGGCTGAAGAAGAGCGCCGACACCGGGCCGCTCGCGCCGCGCGAGATCAGAGCCAAAGTGCTGGTCGACCGTAACACCGGCAAGCCAATCGGACAGGCGGAGGCGACGCTATGACCGCGCCCCTTTTTTCGCCGGCCACGGCCGTTAACGTTAACCCGCGCGGCAAGACGGACTTCCTCGCCAACGCCCGCAAGGGCTGGGGCGAGACGCCGCCGGACTGGATCGTCCGCCTCGCCGAGGAATGCGAGCGGACGTCGGCCTCCGACGTGGCGCGGCGGCTCGGCTATTCCGTCGCCGTGATCTCCGGCGTGGTGCTCGCCTCCTACAAGGGCGACGTCGGCAAGGTCGAGGCCAAGGCGCGCGGCGCCTACATGGGCGAGCTGGTCGATTGCCCGATCCTCGGCGAGATCGAGCGCGACCGCTGCATCAGCGAACAGAACCACCGTCACGCCGCGACGTCGGCCAACCGGGCGCGCCTCTACCGCGCCTGCCGCAACGGCTGCGAGCATTCGCGGCTGAAGAGGGAGGGCTGCGATGTCTGACCTTCTGTCCGAGCAGATCGCGCAGTTCCGCAGTTCGTGGGGCCGTTACATCGACGACGGCGTCGGCCTCACCGGCCAAGCGGTCGAAGCGCTCGACGGCCTGTTCGCCTCGTACGAGGCGCAGGCGCGCGTGCTGGAGGGCGGCGGCGCGCCGGATCTCGCGACCTTCGACGAAATCTGCCGCGCCGCCTCGGCCGAAGCGCGCGTCGTCGCCGACGTGGCGAAGAGACTGGAGGCGACGACGCAGCGGCTACGCAGGGCCGAGATCGTCGCCTTTCCGCAGCGGGGAGAGGGATGATGCGCGATCTTCCTCTCGCCACGATCCTCGACGTCGTCGCCGGCCGCTTCGGCCTCGCCGCGGCGGCGGTGCGCACGCAGGCGAGCGACGAAGCGCGCCAGGCGCGACGCGTCTTCTGCTACCTGGCGCGCGGGCTTAGCCGCGCCGAGCCGGTCGAGATCGGCGAGACGATCCTCGAGCGGCCGGCCGAAGTGCTCGCCGCCGCCGACGAGATCGGCGCGGCGCTCGACGCCGGCCGCGACCTGGCGGCGCTGGTGGTCGAGGCGGAGATCGAGCTGCTGGCGCTCGCCGGCGTCGCTGAGGCGCGCGGCTATCCGCTGCCGACGACAGCGTCGGCCAAGACGACGGCGATGCGCATCGTCGTCGACGGTCGCGACAGTTTCACCGCGCCGCATTCCGACCTGGTGGCGCTCGCCGCCGCCTATCTCGCTCGGCTGAAGGCCGAGCCGGCGCCGCCGCCGACGACGCGCGAACTGTCGCCGTTCATGCGCGCCGCCAAGGACTACGACCTCGCCGTCGCAGCGGCGCGCGAGGCCCGCTTCACCGCCCGCGAGCGCGGCGCCGTCGCGGCGCGCGACCGCGCTTTCAACGCCCTTCTTACCCGTCTCGGAGTCGATCATGTCGAAGTCGCCCAAGTCTAAGACCAAGGCCGGCGCGCCGGCGCCGCAGAGCCGCGAGGAGGCGGCGTCCTACATCCGCCGCATCGGCGAGAACGCGCGCATGATCGCGCGCTTCCAGGCCGAAATGAACGACGCGATCGCCAGGTTGAAAGAGGACGCGGAGAACGCCGCCGCGCCGCGCGCCGCCGAGATTGAGCAGTTGACCGAGGGCTTGCGCGCCTGGTGTGACGCCAACCGCGCCGCGCTGACCGACAACGGCAAGCGCAAGTTCGCCGATCTCGGCACCGGCAAGATCGAATGGAGGAAGTCGCCGCCGAGCGTGAAGGTCAAGGGCGTCGAGGCGGCGATCGCCGCAATCAAGGCGCTCGGTCTGCCGTTCCTCCGCTCCAAGGAGGAGATCGACAAGGAGGCGATGCTCGCCGCGCCCGACAAGGCGCGCCTCGTGCCTGGCGTCACGGTCGGCTCGGAAGGCGAGTTCTTCGCCGTCGAGCCGTTCGAAGCCGAGCTGACGGGAGGCGTGTCGTGAGAACGTCTCTTGCGCTCGCAGGAGCGGTTTGCGCGCTCGTCGCGGCGGGCGCGGTTTGGGGCCGGGTCGAAAATCCGCTTTTCGCCTTCCTCGACTCGATGAGCCTGGTCGCCTTCGCGCTGGCTTTGCTCGTCGATCGCGATCGCATGATCGCCCTCGACGCCTGCGAACAGACGCTCGACCTACTAAACAGCCACCCGCTGCGCCAGGTCGACGGCGAGCGCCGCCAATGACCTCCGCCGCCCAGACCCGCGCGATCCACGCGATGCGCCGCGCGCTCGATCTGACCGACGACGACTATCGCGGGCTGCTGAAGGCGCGCTTCCGCGTCGTCTCGTCGAGCGACCTCGACGAGCGCCAGGCCGGCGCGCTGATCGAGGAGCTGAAGGGTCTGGGCGCGCCGGCGGCGAGCGGCAAGCGGCCGGCGGCTAAGACCGCCAGCGGCAAGTACGCGCCGGTGCTGCAGGCGCTGTGGATCGCCGCGTGGAACCTCGGCCTGGCGCGCTCGCGCGACGACGCGGCGATGCTCGCTTTCGTCGAGCGCCAGACCGGCCTTTCCCACACGCGCTTTCTCGCCGACCCGGCCGACGCGGCGCGGGCGATCGAGGGGCTGAAGGCGTGGATCGCCCGCGACGGCGGCGTTACATGGCCGACCCAGTGTAACGCCGACGAAGCGAGGCGGCCGCTCGCCTGGCTACGCAAATACGCGGTGACGCGGGCGATTGCGGCGAAACTGCAGGCCGCGGGCGGCTTCGCGCCGTTTATCTCAGGTCAAGACATCTGGCCCGGCGACGTCGAGGCCTACGGCTACCGCCGCGGCCTGAAGGCGGCGTTCCGGTTTTACGACGAGGCGGACTGGGACCGCCTCGCCGCGTGGCTGGGCGCGCGCCTGCGCGCCGCGCCGGCGAAGCGAGGGGACTGACCATGCCGACCTACGACGAAGAGGGACCGCCTCGGCCGCGCGCGCCGGCGCCGCCGCCTTCGCCGACGGAACGGGCGCGCGTCGAGCTGGCGGCGCTGGAAGCGCGCGCCGCCTACGCCAAGGCCGAATTCGCCGTCATCGCCGCCGAGGCGACGCTGCGCGCGCGCCACGCCCGCGAGACGATCGGCGCGGCGGAAGGCCGCGACGCTTTCGAGCGCTGCAAGGCGGCGCACGGCGCGGCGCAAACCGCCTTCCGCGTCTATCGCCGCGCCCGCCTCGCCGCCGATCGCGCCCAGCGCGCCGCACTGTCCGCCAGCCGCGTGGAGGAAGCGTCGTGAGGCTCGACGAGCTCGCCGACGAGATCGCGCTCGACACGCTGGAGCGCGAGCAGCACGCGGCCAATCTCGAACGCGCGATCCTCGCCGGCCACGTCAAGCGCGACCTCGCCGACGTGCGGATGATGCGTTCGCGCCACCCGCGGGCGCGCGCCGCCGCGCGGGCGCTGAAGCTCATCGCCGCCTGGCGCGAGCGCCTGCCGGCCGAATTCATCGCCGAAGTGGAGCGCGAACCATGAGCTGCGCCTATCCGCTTAACACCCAAGGAGCACTGAGATGACCTATCGAGTCGTGTATGGCGAGACGATGCCTGCGTGGGAACAAACATTCCCCACGAAGCGCGAGGCCGAGGCCTTCGCGAACCGGCACAAGAGCTTTGGCGACTTGATCTTCGAAGTATCGAAGGTCGCTCCGAACGATCCGCCCAAGTCGCTTATGGCGGCGCTCGCTGCTCGTGGGCGCTAACCGGATAGGCATGCCATGATCCTCGCCGTTTCCGATCACGCCCTGGTGCGCTTCCTCGAACGCGTCGGCGGCCTCGACGTCGAGGATTTGCGCGAGCGGCTGACGATCTCGCTGGCGCGCGCCGCAGAGGCCGCGGCGGCGCTCGGCGCGGTCGATTTCACCGTCAAGGCCGACGGCCTCAGCTATCTCGTCTGCGGCGGGGTCGTCGTCACGGTGCTGCCCGAACACGCGACGGCGCGCGCGCGGACGCCGACCAAGTGAAATACCTCTGGCTCGCCAATCTCTATCGCGAGATCGCCGAGGGCGCGGGGCTGGAGGCGGCGCTCGGCCTGGCGCGGGCGCGCGGCGGCTTGCGGATCTCGGTGCCGCGCAACCCGCGCGCCGCGCCGTGGCTCAACGAGGCGATGGGCGAAGCCGGCGCGACGCTGCTGTGCGAACTCTACGGCGGCGAGCTGATCGACCTGCCGATCGATCCCGTCTCGGGCCAAGGCCGCAACGCGCGGGCGCGGCGCATCCGCGAGGCGATCCGCGAAGGCAAGCTGTCGGCCAACGAGATCGCCATGATGGCGTCGGTGACCCGGCGCGCCGTGTTCAAGGCCAAGGCGCAGCTCCGCGATCTGGCGCCGTCGCCCGATCTCTTCGCGCCTCTTTCCAAGCGCGAAGCGCGGGACTAAACAACCCGCTCGGCGCGACCGAAGCGCCTTTGGTGAACTCGTTCACCCTGCATTCGGGATCGCTCCGCTCCTAAGCCTGAAACGCACGCGACCGCTTCGCGGGCGTCCTCAGGTTTCGGAGCGCTTCCCATGTGGCCCGGTTTCGACGGCTCGCTCTACACCCGCGAGCAATTCGCCGCTCACGTCGCCGGCCTGACGATCGGCCCTTACGCCAAGTTCATCGTCATGCACGGCACCGGCTCGCCGACGCTGGCGCAATGGCAGGCGACGCCCGAGGCGCAGCGCGTCGCCAACCTGCAACGCTACTACGAGCAGAACCTCGGCTGGCAGCACGGACCGCATCTCTTCATCAGCCCTGAGCACATCGTCGGCTTTTCCGATCTGCGCGTGCGCGGCACGCATTGCTCGTGCTGGAACTTCGTCTCGATCGGCATCGAGACGGCGGGCAACTGGAACACCGAGGATTTCAACAGCGGCGACGGCGCGAAGGTGCGCGACAACTTCGTCTTCGCCGCGACGGTGCTGCACAAGCATCTCGGGCTGCGGCCCGACGGCTACGTCAAGGGCGTCTCCGGCCTGCATCTCCACCGCGAATGCGCCGCCGACGGACATTTCGAATGCCCGCACGCCGCTGGCGGAAACTTCGACAAAGACGACGTCGTCAAACGCATCCTGGCCGCGATGGACGCGCTGCCGGCGCTGGTCGCCAATCCGGCGCTGGTCGCCACGGCCGCCAAGCTGACGCCGACGCCGCCGGTCGAGCCGGCGCCTGGCTCCGTGGCCTGGCTGCAGCTTCGCCTCAACGCGTTCGGCGCGACGCCGGCGCTGAAGGTCGACAACGATTGGGGAGAGCTGACGCGCGACGCAATGCGCGCGTTTCAGAGGGCGCACGCCATTTCACCCACCTGGTCGCCAGACCCGGCGACGATCGCCGCGCTGCGCGACGACCCGCCGCCCGCCAAGGCGGCTTGAAACGGCTTTCAAACCGAGGAGCAAACGATGAAGGGTTTCAAGACTGTCGCGTTCGGTCTCGCCGTCGCGATCATCCCGCCGGCGGTGACCTATCTCGGCGGCGTCAACTGGACGAGCCTCGGCATTTCGCCGGGCATGTCGGCGGCGATCGGCGTCGCGATCGTCGGCCTGCGCGCCATGACGACGACGGCGATCGGCAAGAGCGCCTGACATGGCGCAGGGGCTGACCACGAGCATCAAGGCCGAGGCGAACGGCGACGTTCTGTCGATCGGCGACGTCGTGCGGCTCAATTCCGACGCGGTGCGGATGACGGTCGGCTCGATCGCCAACGGTCGCGTCGTCTGCCGTTGGCATGACGACGAGCGCGACCTGCTCTCAGAAGACTTCGACCCGCGCGAGCTGACCCTCGTGCCCAAGCGCGAGGCGGCTTGACCATGCAGTCGCACGCCGCGCTCGCCGATCTTGCCGGGCGGTCCTATCGCGGACCGTGGTCGGGGCGCGCGGCGTTCGACTGCGAATACGATCTGCTGCCGCTCGGCGACGACGAGCTCGGCGTCGTCATGCCGGGCACCAATCCCGACGACCCGCTCGACTGGCTGCGCGACATCGACGCGGCGCCGTGCTGGGTTCGCGGCGTCGGGCCGGTGCACGGCGGCTTCGGCCGCGGCGGCGAGGCGCTGTACGCGAAGATCGCGCCGACCATCGCCGGCGACCCGCGGCTGATTTCGTTCATCGGCCATTCGCTCGGCGGCGCGGAGGCGCAAACGCTCGGCGGGATCTTCGCCGCCCGCCAGCCGGGCCGGCGCTTTCGCGTCGTCACTTTCGGCGCGCCGCGCGTCGGCTTCCTCAATCCGTGGCTCGGCCGTCTGCTGCGCCAGGGCGTCGAGCTGGCCGAATGGGCCCGCGCCGGCGACATCGTGCCCGAGCTGCCAATGCGGCCGCCGTTCAATCATCCCAGCCGGCCGCGGCCGATCGGCGAGCCCGTCGACGGCACGCCCAAGGCGATCGACCTGTTCTTCCGCATCGCGCGCATCAGCCGCGAGATTGCCGCCAACCATTCGATCCAGTGCTATCGCAGCGACCTCGTCGCGCTCGGCGCTCCAGGAGGCGCGACATGAAGACGACCCGGATCAAAGCCAAGACGTCGACGCCAACAAGCTGCGCGCCGAAGCCGAGCACGGTCGCTGTGCTGCTCTCCAGGCTCGACGATCTCGTCTCACGCGCCCACGCGACTCGCGGCAACGCTGAGGTGCTGGCTGAAGCCATCACCGGCGAGGTGTGCAGCACGATGCGTGACGCCCGCGACTCGGAGCGAGCCCCGTTGGTCGACGCCCTCGACGCTCTCGCCACGAGCCTTTCGGGTGCGCTCGACGGCATCGACGCAGCTCTCGACAAGGCGCGCGGCGCTCTCGGCTGAAATCCGCGCGCCGGCGGGTTCCGGCCCTCCATCGAAAGGCGAAGCCAAGATGTACGCCGCCAAAATCGCCCTGGTCCTGATCGGCCTCGCAATCTTCGCAGCGGCGTTCGCCTTCAATGGCGCGCCGTCGGCCGGACCCATGCCGGCGCCGGCGATCATTGGCGGCCTCTTCGTCTTGGCGGCCTTGACGTTTCTCTAAACCCGTTCCGCGCGCCGGCGGCTTCCGGCGCATCTGAAATTTTCTCGGCCTCAAACGTGGTCGCGAAAATGATCGAAGGACTCGGAACCATGTTGAAAGTCTTCGGAGCGCCCTTTGCGATGATCGCGGCGGCGCTCGTACTCGCCTTCGCGCCGGCCGGCTGCTCGACCACGCAGACGCAACAGTTCGCCCAGAACGCCGCGACCGACGCCGCGGCGATCGGCACGGTCAACACGGCGCTCGTCCAGCTCAACGCGACCGTCATCGCCAATCAGGAACAACTCGCCGCCGCGCTGGCGAAGACCTACTGCCCGATCGTCAACGCCAGCGTCGCCCTCGGCGCGGCGATCAAGGCCGATCCAGCCGTCGCCAAGAACGTCCAGGCCGCGTTGACCAAGGCCGGCCCGACCGGCGCGCTCGCCTCCGACGTCTGCGTCGCCGCCGGCTTCGGACCGACGACGCCGGCCTCCTCCGCGCCCGCGGCGGCCGTGACGGCGAGCTGATGGCCGCGCCGATCGTCGCCTTCGTCATCGCGGCGTTGACCGGCGCGACTCTGGCCAAGGGGCCGCCGGCGCTGCTCGCGTTCGACGCCGCCGCGGCGCGCGTCGTGGCGATCGAACAACAGATCTGCCCGGCCGCAGGCCCGGCGGCGACGGCGCTGGCGACGATCAAGGCGACGAGCGTCGTCGCCGCGATCCGGACGCGGCTGGCGCGCGACGCGGCGCTGGTCTGCGCCGATCGGCCGACGCAGAACACCCCGGCGCGGCGGCTCGCCGCGGCGGCGGAGCTGCTGCTCGACATCGCCGAGGCGGACGGGCTGGCGACCAATCTGAGGAAGTGAGGGGCGGTGATGCTCGATTGGAGCGAGGTTTGGCAGGGCTTGAGCGCCGCGGGTTCGATCAGCGCCGTGGCGCTGTCGCTCTACACGCTGATGACGGCGCGCAACCGCAAAGACGTCGGCAACTTGCAAGACGCCAGCACGGACCATGAAAACCGCCTCACCAAACTCGAAAGCACGGTCGAGCATCTGCCGGACGGCGACACGGTGCACGAACTACAGCTGTCGATGGTCGAGATGAAGGGGCAGCTCGCCGTCATCGTCGAACGCGTCGCGCCGATCAAGGCGATCGCCGAGCGACTGCAAGAAACCCTTCTGGAGCACGGCCGGTGAGTCTGTCGGCGATCATGGAGCACGAGGCGCGGCTGGTGACGTTGCGCATGCTGGCCGAGCAGTCGGACGGGCGGCTCAACTCGTCGCTGTTGCGCGACGAACTGGCCGAGCGTTGGGCGATCAACCGCACGCGCGAATGGCTGCACACGCAATTGCGCTATCTCGCCGATTTGGGCGCCGTGCATCTGACCGAGGCGGGCTCGGTGCTGATCGCCGAAATCACCCGGCGCGGGCTCGACCACGTCGAGCGGCGCATCGCGCTCGACGGCGTCAAGCGGCCCTCGCCGCCGGAGATCTGAGATGGCCAGCGCGGATCGCCTCGGCCGCGGCCGCCTGTCGTCGCTCGATATGGCGCCCGACGAGGCGCAAGACGACATCTTTTGGGCGATGGGCGAGCTCAATCAGCGCAAGCGGACCCAGGCCGAGATCCTGTCCGACCTCAACGGGCGCCTCGCCGACAAGAATTGTCCGCTGATCTCGAAGAGCGCCTTCAACCGCAAGGCGATGCGCGTCGCCGCGGCCGCCAGCCGGCTGGCCGAGCGGCGCGCGCTGTTCGAAGGCCTGGCGCCGCAGTTCACCGCCGAGCGGATGGACGAGGCCAACGTCGTCATCGGCGAGCTGATCAAGACGTTGATCACCGAAATGCTCGACGCCGACGCCGGGACCTTCACGCCGAAAGGCGCGATGGAGCTGGCCCGCGCCCTCAAGCACAGCGTCGAAGCGCAGACGATCTCCAGCGAGGCCAAGCGCCGCGCGCTCGACGCCGCGAGCCGCAAGGTCGGCGAGGCGGTCGACAAGGTCGCCAAGGAGAAGGGCATCACCGCCGACACGCGCAACCGGATCATGGAGCAGCTCGGCGTCATCCGCGGGGGCGGCGCATGAACGGCCTGCTGGCGCCGGCGCTGCTGTTCTGCGGCTGGATGATGATGCTCGACGGCCGCGCCGATGGCGAACGCGAGCGCGAACAAGCCGGCGGCGGCGCGGCGCTGTTCGTCGCCGGCCTGATCGTCTTCACTTCGGGCGTCTTCGTGCTGATCAGCGCCGCTCGCGGCGCGCTCGTTGGCGCGGGGTAAAGCGATGGACGCGCTGCGATCGCCGGAAGTCGAGCGGGCGGGCTATGCGACGATCGCCAAGGCGCTCGCGCGCTGCACTTTTGTGCCGGGCTGCTGGGACAAGCGCTTCGCGCGGGCGACGGCGGCTCTCGCCGATCACAATCCGGACTGGGAATTCACTGAGCGCCAGCGCGCCAGCTTGATCCGCCTGGCGCACAAATATCGTCGCCAGGTGGCGACCGAAGTCGTGATGCTCGCCCAGGATCTCGCCGAGGTCGAGGCGCTGAAGCAGGGCGTGTTGTCATGAGCGCGCTGCCCACCGCCGCCGAGATCGCCTCGGCGCGCGCCATCACGGCAAAGGAATGGGCGGACCTGCGGCGGGAGTCGTTGGTCGCCGGGCCCGGCCTCGACGCGCGCGCGTCGCTCGGCGCGATCCTGCTCGGCTACCAGCAGCGCTTGTTGGCGACAACAGCGCAGTTCCGGGTGACGATCGTCGAGAAGTCGCGCCGCACCGGGGCGACCTGGGGCGTCGGCGCGCAGGCCGTGCTGACCTCGGCCTCGAAGCGCTCCGAAGGCGGGATGGACAGCCTTTACATCGGCTACAACCTCGACATGGCGCGCGAGTTCATCGACTGCTGCGCGATGTGGGCGCGGGCGTTCGACGAAGCGCTGGTCGAAGGCGGCGTCCAGGAGTTCCTGTTCGACGACGGGCCGGACAAGGGCATCTCGGCCTTCCGCGTCCGCTTCGCCTCCGGCTTCGAGATCGTCGCGCTGGCCTCCCGCCCGCGTTCGCTGCGCGGCCGGCAGGGCTTCGTCATCATCGACGAGGCGGCGTTCCACGACGAACTGAAAGAGCTGATGAAGGCGGCGCTGGCGCTGCTGATCTGGGGCGGCCGGGTGCTGGTCATCTCGACCCACAATGGCGAGGACAACTATTACAACGCCCTCGTCAAAGAGGCGCGCTCGGGAACGAAGGGCTACGGCTTCGTCCGCTTCGACTTCGACGATGCGCTGAAGGACGGTCTCTATCAGCGCGTCTGTCTGCGCACCGGCGAAACCTGGTCGGTCGAGGCCGAAGCGGCGTGGCGCGCCGGGATCATCCGCGAATACGGCGACGCCGCCGACGAAGAGCTGTTCTGCATCCCGAGCGAAGGCTCGGGGACATGGCTGCCGGGGCCGCTGATCGAGGCCCGCGCGCGGCCGGGCGTTCCGGTGCTGCGGCTGACTCGGCCGAAGGAATTCACCTTCTGGCCGGCGCACTTGCGCGAGGCCGACGTCGAGGCGTGGTGCGAGCGCGAGCTCTTGCCCGTGCTCAAGACGCTCGACCCGGCGCTGTGGCATTACGCCGGCGGCGACTATGGCCGCATCTCCGATCTCACCGTGCTGTGGGTGCTGGCGATCGCCCGCACGCTGCGGCGGGTCACGCCGTTCGTCGTCGAAATGCGCGGCATCCCGTTCGACCAGCAACGCCAGGTGCAGAAGTACGTCCTGGCGCGCCTGCCGCGCTTCGGCGCGTCGAAGCACGACGCGACCGGGCTCGGCATGGCGATGGCCGAATACGCCCAGCAGGATTTCGGCGCGTTGCGCTGCGAGGCGGTCAAGCTGTCGGTCGAGTGGTATCGCGAGCATGCGCAGCCGCTGAAAGCGGCGTTTGAAGACGACGCGATCGAGATCCCGGCCGACGCCGACATCGCCTCGGATCTTCGCCTCGTCCAGGTCAAGGGCGGCGTGCCGTTCATGCCGGCGGTCAAGAGCGGCCAGGCCAAGGACCGCCACGGCGACGCGGCGGTGGCGCTGATGCTCGCCTACGCGGCGACGCGGGCGGCGATGCTCGCCTACGACTACGACAGCCCGCGCACGGCGCGCGAAGCGCGGCCGGACGAAGACGAAGACGAGCGGCGCGATCGGGAGGGGCTGTGGTGACGACGACGCGGACCATCCTGAAACGCCGCTTCGAGATCTCCAGCCCGGAGCTTCGCCAGCAGTTGGCGGAACTCGACGAGCATCGGCGCCGCCGCGACGCCTGCGGCGCTCACGAATTCGTCCGAACGTCGATCGACCTGCCGGCTTGGTATTGCCCGCATTGCCGTTGCACCGAACGGACGGACTACGTCCGCGGCTACGCGAGCGGCCTGATTGCCGCCGGCGCCGACCCGCGCCGCTTCATCGCCGACTACGGGACCTGGCCATGATCGACCGCAGCACGCCGCGCGACCTGACCGCGGAGGAAAACCAGACCGGCATGCACGGTCCGTCGCCGGTGCTGGGGCCGGACGGTCAGGACGCGCGGCGCTACCTGGCGTTGCAAGAGCGCGAGGCGCTGAAGGAAGAGATCGCGCGGCCCGAGCTGATCGGCGTGCGCGCCTTCTGGGATCAATCGGTCGCCTCCGGCCTGACGCCGGAGCGCATGGCGACCATCCTGCGCAACGCGGTGCGCGGCGATCATCGCTACTTCCTCCAGCTCGCCGAGGAGATGGAAGAGCGCGACCTGCACTACAATTCGGTGCTGTCGACCCGCAAGCGGGCGATCTCGTCGTTGCGGGCCGTCGTCGAGCCGTCGAGCGAGAAGCGGGTCGACAAGAAGGTCGCCGACGCGGTGCGCGACCTGCTCGGCGAGCCGCAGTTCCGCCACATGATGCGCGACCTCACCGACGCCTTCGGCAAAGGCTATTCGGGCGTCGAGATCATCTGGGGCGAGCGCGACGGGCTGTGGCGGCCGGCCGCCTACCGCTGGCGCGACCCGAAATATTTCACCTTCGACTTCGTCTCGCGCTCCGAGCTGCGGCTCGCCGTGCTCGGCACGATCGACGGCGTCGCGCTGCCGCCGGCGAAGTTCATCGCCCACACGCCGAAGTTGAAGAGCGGCATCCCGATCCGCGGCGGCTTCGCCCGCCTCGCCGCCTGGGGCTGGATGTTCAAGAACTTTGCGATCAAGGATTGGGCGGCGTTCCTCGACGTGTTCGGCATGCCGATCCGGGTCGGCAAGTATCACCCGGCGGCGACGGCGGAGGACCGGCGCAAGCTGCTGACGGCGGTCGCCTCGATCGCCGTCGACGCGGCGGCGATCATCCCGGAGTCGATGGCGATCGAGTTCATCGAAGCGAAGAATTTCGCCGACAAGCCGTTCGAGGGCATGGCTCGCTACATGGACGAGCAGCTGTCGAAGGTGGTGCTCGGCCAGACCATGTCGACGGACGGCCACGCCGGCGGCCTGGCGCAGGCGAAGATCCACAACCTGGTCAGGATCGACATCAAGGAAGACGACGCCGACCAGGTCGCCGCGACGATCAATCGCGACCTGGTGGCGCCGTTCGTCGAGCTCAACTTCGGCGCCGACGCGCCGAAGCCGACCGCGATCTTCCCGGTCGCCGAGCCGGAAGACGTCGCGGCGGTGACCAATTCGCTCGGCGTGCTGGTGCCGCTCGGCCTGAAGGTTTCGATGCGCGAGGCGCGCGAGAAGATCGGCTTCGGCGAGCCGGACGCCGACGAGGAGCTGCTGACGGCGCCGCAGGGCGGCAAGCCGAAGGCGGCTGAGACCCCGAGCGCTCTCGACAAGGCGTGGAACCGGGTGGCGCTCAACGCCGAGGGCGGCTCGGCGGTCGCGCTCGACGAGGTCAACGACATCGCGGCGACCGGGGCCGAGGATTGGGCGCCGCAGCTATCGCCGATCGTCGCCAAGGTGCTCGCCGCGGCGAACGCGGCGCGGTCCTACGAGGAGTTCCGGGCGGCGCTCGACAAGCTCGCCGGCGAGATCGCCGCCGACCCGCTGGCCAAGAGCCTGGCCGCGGCCGGGCTGAGAGCGCGGGCGCTCGGCGATCTCGGCCTCGGCAAGCCGTAAGCCGATGGCCGAGGCGAATGACATGCCGGGCGTCTTCGACCATCCGCCGGCCGAGGTGCAGCGCTACTTCGACGCCAAGTCGATCAAGCCGAGCTTCGACTGGCGCGACCTGTCGTTCGACGAGCACGCCCACGCCTTCACCGTCGCCAAGAGCGCCGGCTACGACATTCTTGGCGACGTCAAATCGGCGCTGTCGAAGGCGATCGCCGAGCGCCAGGACTATTCCGAATTCGCCAAGGCGCTGGAGCCGACGCTCAAAGCCAAGGGCTGGTGGGGCAAGACGCGCGAGTTCGACCCGTTGACCGGCGAAGAGCGCATCGTCCAGCTCGGCTCGCCGGCGCGGCTGAAGACGATCTATTGGGCCAACGTCAATTCGGCCTACGCTGCGGGCGAATGGGAGCGCGTCCAGCGCACCAAGCGCGTGCTGCCGTTCCTGCAATATCTGCACACGACGGCGGAGCATCCGCGGCCGCAGCATCTCGCCTGGGTCGGGACGGTGCTGCCGGTCGACAGCGCCTGGTGGGCGACGCACTACCCGCCCAACGGCTGGGGTTGCCAGTGCCGCGTGCGCCAGCTCTCCGACGCCGAGGCCGAGGGCGCCGGCTACAACGCCGACGATCCCGACGAGCCAGCCGACTTCGGCACGCAGCGGTTCGTCAACAAGCGCACCCGCGACATCGAAGAGGTTCCGGTCGGGATCGATCCGGGCTGGGCGCAGAACCCTGGCATGCAGCGCGCGCGGACGGCGGCGGATTTCATCGCCGGCCGCGTCGACGCGATGAGCCCGGAGGCGCGCGAGGCGGCGGTCGCCGATCTCGCCGACTCGTGGCTGCTGCAGCGCATTGCCTCGGGAACGATCCGCTTCGATCCGGCCTCCGCAGATCCGGCGATGGTCAATCGCGGCCAGATCGCCGTGCCGATCGCGGCATTGACGCCAGAGATCCACGATCGCCTCAGGGCGCCGTCGTTCACGGTGCGGTTGTCGGTCGCCGACGCCGAGCGCATCGGCGCGCCGCCGGAGAGCTACGCGCTCGTCCAGGCGCTGATCGACAATGGCGAAGCGTCCGACGTCGCCGGAACGATCGTCGTCGCCGGCGAGCTCGCCGGCGAGACCTGGAGCGCCGCGCTGCGCCGCGACGCGACGGCCGGCGGCGCGCTCTATCTCGAAAGCCTCGACCGGGTCGACGGGGAGTGAGCCGAGACGGCCGCGACCCGGATTGATTGCAACGCGCCAGGAGCGGCCTCGCCGCCCTCGGCGCCCGCCACCATAGCGGCGCGGGCCGACTTTCGCGCCCACGGCTTAAAATGGCCTTTTAACGGCGAAGCTGGCGGCGACGGTCGGGCGTCAAAACCGCCCGCGGCGCGCCGGGCGGCGAAATCGGGCCGTTCAGCCGACGAAATGGACCGGGCAGGTCTCGTAGCGGCCGAAGGTCGGGCGCAGCGGACAATCGGCTGTCAGCTCGGCGAGGAAGTCGGCCGTCGATTGCGCGCCGCGCTCGCGTCGAAGCTTGGCGACGGAATAGTCGCCGCGCCGGCCGCAGCGGTCGCAGGCGACGACGACCCGGCCGCGGCGCAGTTCGGCGAGCGTCTGGGGGAAGCGGCTGGGCATCGCAGCGCCGGCGTTCATGCAATCGCGTCGGAAGGGGAAGGGCTCGAGCTCGGCGCCTGAGCTGTCGCAGGGTGAACAACTTCACCAAAGCGGCGACGCGGCGCGTGCGGCCAATTAGCCACGTGACCGCAAAAACCGCAACCCCCTTGCTAGCGCTCTGCGACGCCGCAGCTTCAGCGGCCGCCGGCGTCGCCATCGCCCTCGCGGCGGAGAGCGGCGCGCCGGATTGGGTGCAGCTCATGCCCTCCGGTCCGACGCTGCAGGGGCGCGACGGCCGAAGCTGGAGGGTCGACGATGTAAACCGTCTTGTCGCTCAGTTCTCGCCGCCGTTCGTCATCGACTACGAGCACGCCCAGGACCGCCTGGCGGTCAACGGGCAGGAAGCGCCCGCCGCCGGCTGGATTGAACAGCTCGATGTGCGCAACGGCGGCGAGATCTGGGGACGCGTCGAATGGACGCCGCGCGCCAAGGTCGCCATCGCCGCGCGCGAATACCGCTTCATCTCGCCCGCCTTCACCTATTCGCCGGCCGACGGCTCGGTTCAAGCGCTGATCGGCGCGAGCCTGGTCAACCGGCCGAATTTCGTCATGACCGCCCTCAACGCGCAGGAGTCCTCCATGCAGAAAGACATCGCGGCCGCGCTCGGCCTGGCCGAAACGGCGCCGTGGCCCGAGATCCTCACCGCGATCGACAAGCTGAAGACGTCGACGGCGCTCAACGCCGCGCAGCAGCCCGACCTCGCCAAGTTCGTGCCGCGCGCCGATTACGAGCTGGCACTCAACCGCGCCGCCACCGCCGAGGCGAAGATCGCCGCCGACGGCAAGGCCGCGCTCGAAGCCCGGCTCGCAGCGGCGATCGACGGCGCGGTCAAGGCTGGCAAGGTCGCGCCGGCGTCGCGCGAGTTCTACCTCGCCACCTGCCGCACCGCCGAAGGCCTGGCTGAATTCGAGAAGTTCGTCGCCAAGGCGCCGACCGCGTTCACCGAAGTCGTCGACCCGCGCAAGGAAGAACCCGGCGCCGGCGGCGTCGCCCTCAATTCCGAGCAGCTCGCCGTCGCCAAGGCGCTCGGCATCGATGCGAAGACGTTCGCCGCCGACATCGCCAAGCGCGCCGCCGCGCGCGCCGAAGCCGCCTGAGGCCCGCCCGCGGCGCGCGTCCAAGCCGCCGCCGTTGAAACCTGTTTGAAAGGCCCGTCATGACCGCCCTCGTCGCCTCCCGCCTGATCAAGGAACTCGCCACCGTCACGACGCGGCGGTTCCCCGTCGCCGCCAACGCCGCCGTCTGGGAAGGCGGCATGGTCGCCCTCTCGGGCGCCGGCGCGGCCGCCGTCGCCGTTCCCGCCAGCGCCAACGTCGCGCTGAAGGTCGTCGGCGTGGCGCAGGCCGACGCCAACAACCTCGGCGGCGCCGCCGGCGCGCTGACGCTCGACGTCAAGATCGGCGTCTTCCTGATGAACAACAGCGCGATCGATCCGCTGGCGCTCGGCGACGTCGGCAGCCCTGTCTACGCGGTCGACGACAACACCGTGTCGAAGACCGGCGCGCCCGCCGCCGGCGCGCCCACCCAGCCGCAGGCCGGCTGGCTCTGGAGCATCGACCCGAGCGGCGGCGTGTGGGTCCGCTTCCTCTAACCAGCTCGCCGTCGTCGACGGCTTAACGGAGTTCGCAAATGGCGCCGCGCCCGATTACCCCCGCTCTCCTCGAAGCGATG